GTCCCAGAACACCGGTTCGAACAGCATGGTCGGCAACGCGCCGGGCGGCTTGCAGAGCGTTTGAACTGTTCAGGTTTTCCGCCACTTCTATTCTTTCCATCTACGCAATGCCAGCTTCCACCAAGGCATTCAGCCTCTCTACGCAGTTGGGGCAGGCCCCGCAAGGAAAGGAACTTGACGCCTGACAAGAGAAGGTCCGGCCAATAGGGACCCCAAGGTCCAGCGCTTGTCGGACGACGTCGACCTTGGCTTTCTCGCGGAACGGCGCATGGAAGCGTACGGCGCCGACACCACGTGAGAGCTCTTCGAGGCCGTTCATGAACTCGGTGCTGCAGTCTATTTCCTTGGCATGGTTGCTGTTGATGAAGCCCGAATACACGTCGAGGATCCGAAGCGTCTGGGCGCGAGCTGCGGCCACAGCGAAGAACAGCATCGTCCGATACGGGAGGTACAGGTCATCATCTGAGACGGCTTCTTTCCAAAGGTCCGCTTCCACGATCATCCGTGATGGCGAGCCCTTGAAGATGTCCGAGATATTCAGCCTTTCTGGCGGCATCGCCTCCTGCGGGAGGACTTCCTGCACTTTCGCCCACTCTGTCTCAACACAGTGTTGGCCGTAATCGAAGAATATTGGATGAACTTCTGTCCCTTTGTTGACCAGAAGATAGCAGACCGTTGTCGAATCGAGTCCGCCAGAGACCATGACAACAGCCTTCTTCATGAACGCGTCGCCCTAAGTCTCGAAATAACTTCGAAGAGGCCGTTTAGGCAGCTATCGAGCTTGTCCGAATAGACCGCGCTACCCGCCATCACCATCGTGTTGGTATTCTCTTTGAGCGGATCGAAGGTGATCACGGGCTTCTTCAGGGCAAGAGCCAGGCCAATTTCAACAAGTGTGCCTGGATCGCGCTCCAGCGGCAGTGCGAAAACAAGATCACACTCCTCGAGAAGGCCCAAATCACCCAGATATGCGGCTCGCATTTCATGCATCGAGCTTTGCGGTGATAGCTCTCCGTTCTCTTGTACCGGGCGGCGAACCCGAAAATTATGATAGGTGAGCGCCCGAAGTGCTTCTTCGAGGTGCGTGCGGTCGACGTAGGAAAAATCGGGAGCGGCGAAGTAGATCTGGAAGTCCGGCCGTGCATGCCAAGGCAGAAATGTTCCGCCCAAGCCGCGCATTTGCTCGACAGAGAGCGCAAGGCTGCGCTGGACATCTCTTTTGAAGTCGTCCGGGTAGGTCGTCTGGGAGTAGCACGTTGCAGCGCGCGCTGCCCTCCATCCGGCATCAAAGACGGCGCCATCCAGCATGGACACGAAAACCGCTGAATACACGTCACCGACACCGACCGAGTTGACGGTTTCGCCGAGGAGTGCCGGAATCTCGTCGACCCTGTCACCGCGAAGATCGAACACACGGCTGCCGCCGCGATTTTCCTTCAGAAGGATAGCTTGCGGCGACAGATCGCGCAGATCAGCCAGCAGGCTGGACATATCCTCCGACGCTTTCTCCAGGAACATTGGAGACGATGTAGAAGTCACTAAGGCAGCAATGTTTCCTTTGAACGACGAGAGCAATTGAAGGTTCGGGAGATCATAGGCGATATCGAAGCTTGCCTGAACATCCTCGGCAAGTAGGGATCTCAGGACCGTGAGATCGTACTTTCCAGGGAATATCAGACAGGTTTTGAAGGTCGTTAGTGCGTTAACTTCACCGCGGTATTCGACAGATTTTTCGTCCCTCAGAATGTCCTGATACGCTTGGTCGGCGAGTTCGGTCGGATCACCAATCGCCATGACGTTGGGTGCGCCCTTGACCTCTGCCAGCCAGATGAATTCGCTGCATCCCAAGCGTTCGAGGTAAGCTCGCGCTTGATCGACCAGATAGCCGGGGCATACAGCGGCCACGGAAAAGTTCGCGTCTATTGCCCACAGCCCGCGGGCCGCGTGAACGATGCCGCCGAGCCGTAGTTTACTTTCAGCACCTGCCTTCGGCAGGGTGAAATCTACGTAGACCTCGCCGACCAGAAGAAGGTCTTGTCTAGGGTTCATGGTGTGCGCGGCGCGAAGTCCACGTTTACCGATGCAACTGGAGCCGATGCCGAGGAGTTGACGCGCCCCTCATATTTGAAGCCCGCAGCCATGCAGTCCGCGAGATAGTTGAATCTAGTTGGCAGCGCCCCCACGGTTTGGCCGCTGGAGTCGACGGCGAACAACCGGCCGCGCTGCTCGATAGTTAGCGCCGTGTTGGCCGGCGGAACGCCGCCGCTTGCGGTGAAGTAGTCACACTGCTCGACCTCTTCGAGGGCACAGGAGAATGCCCGGGCGCAGCGATCTTCCCCACTTGCGCCGCCACCCCCGGCTCCCTCACCACCCTCTTTCGGGCGCGAGCCAGGGTAGTCCGAGAAGCTTCCAGAGCCAGTGCTACCCATACCATTCCTCAAATCAGCATTTTGTGTTCCTGCGATGATCTTTCAGTTGATCTGGTGTTTCAAGCCAAAATATCGATTTCGACGAGCATGGGAAAACGGCACGAGGGTTAGCGAACGCAACGAGCACGGGTTTCGTCCGTTGTCGCGGTTTTATCCCAGCCGCCCCTCCACCCAATTCGCCACGACCAGCCCCGGCACGCTGTCGAGCGCGCGCTCGGCGTCGCGGTCGAGATCGAGCCGCTTTGGCAGCCTGACCTGCGGGACCAGCAGGAAGATCGGCACGGTGGCGCGGCCGCGGCCGGTCTTCGAACGGGAGGCCACGCCTAGGCCCTTGGTGTTGAGCCGCCCGTCAGCGACCAGCAGGCTCGGCCCCCGCCGGCGATAGACGAAACGCAGGCGCAGGCCGCGCCGCCGCTCCCATTCGCCGGGGGTCAGCTTCGCCCCGCGCCGCCCCTTGCCGGCGGCGGGCAGCGGGATCGCCAGCCAGAAGCCGTCGCGAGAGCGGATGAGCGGGCCGGTGTCATGGGCGCCGACGATGACGGGCGCCTTCGACCAGACCAGCGCGGCGGCGTTCAGGCTTTCGCCGACCTTCGGGTAGGTCTGGCTCCGGATCGAGTTGGCGAGCCGCCGCCCGAGCCCCGCGCCGGTGATCTGCCCACGCCAGGCCGTCTTCAGCCCGGTCCCGGCCTCGCGCATGGCGGCGGTGACGGCCTTCTCGCCCGCCTTCACCTCGGCGGCCATGGCGGCGACGAGGTCGGGGGTGGTGTCGAGCTTCAGCTTCATGCTGGCCGCAGATCGACGGTCCAGACCAGCCGCTCGCGGTCGCGGACGGGCTCGCCCTGGACGAGGAACGCCTCGCCGTCGATCTCGACGCGGTCGCCGGGGCGTGGGGTCGGCACTTCCGCCACGCGCAGGTCCAACTTTGTCGTCTCCGACCAGAGGCGGGCCTCGCCGAAGCCCGTCACCTCGTCTGGCCGCCGCAGAATGGCGCGCACCAGCACGGGCGCGCCGCCCTCGGCGGTGTAGACCACGTCGCGGCCGAGATGCGGGTCGGCGAAGAGCGCATCGAGGGCCACGGCGAAGGCCGTCATCAGGTCCGCCTTGCGCTGCGCAGCACCTGCGGGCGGGTGCAGATCGGCAAGGGGTTCGACTCGATCTCGAGGCGCACCCATTCATCGCGATCGCGGTCGGGGATCGCGCGGGCGTAGAGCGGCAGGCCAAGCGTGTTGACGGTCTCGAAGGTATCGGCCGGGGCGTAGTAGATCTCGAAGAGCCCCTCCACGCCCTCGGGATAGAAGAACGCCTTGTCGGGCGGCACGCCGAAGGCGGCGTTGCCGCGGTAGCGACGGAAGGCGATGCCGCCGAAGCTCACCTCGTCGGCGACGCGCGAGCGCAGATCGGCCGCGGCGGCGGTGTTGAGATAGGTCTCGCGCACCTCCTTGTGGGCGACGAGATCGGCGAAGAAGGCCGAGCCGCATTCCGCGCGCAGCTGCACCGCGCCGGTGGAGAGGCCGCCGAGGCTGTCCTCGACGCTTTCGATCAGCGCCTGGCATTTCTTGCGAAGGGCGCCCGAGGCGGGATTGGTGGCGGCAAGATCGAAGTTCACCTCTGCCGCCGGGGTGATGGCGAACTCGGTGAAGTAGTCGATCACGGTGGCCCCGTCCTTGGGATCGAGCACCTTGCCCTGGATGCCGTTCAGCAGGTGATACTCGAAGGTGGCCTCGGCATCATTGCGCAGACGGCGCAGGCGGCGGGCGACCTCGGCCTGGATCTGCTGGGTCTCGGACTCGGACCCGAAGGCGCGGATGCCCTGGATTTCAGAGGCCCAGAGCACGTCCTGTTTCTTGAACTGGCGGCAGACGAAGGCCCGCACGTCGCGTCGTTCCGGGATCTGCTGCTCATAAGCCGAGCCGCGCTCGGAGAACGGAATCAGCGACAGCGTGCCGTCGCGGCTCTCGATGACGACGGTGCGGGACCGCACGCCGCGATCGGCAAAGAGGCCGGAGCCCGAGAGGGTGGCGGGCTTGAAGGGGATGTTTTCGAGCGCGCGGGTAAGCTCTATCACCGAGAAGGCATCGGTGTCGAAGATGTCCATGGTGGGCATCGCGTGTTCCTTTCAGTGTTGGGGGTGTCAGCGCACCAGGATGCCGGCGGCGGCGAGCGCGGCATGGGCGGCATCGATCTCGGGCTGGGTCGGCGTGCCGGTGAACACCAGATCGTTGGCGTTGACGATGGCCGGACCGCGCAGCAGCACCACCGCGTTCACATCGGCGGTGGTGGCATCGGCCTTGCCCCAGAGGACGGCTACGGCAGTCTCGGTGCCATCGGTGGCGGCCGGATCATGGGCGGCGTATTTGCCGCTTGCCGTGATCTTGCCCAGCACGGTGCCGGGCTGCAGGACCGTGTTTGCACCGCCGGTGGCGATGGTGACGACCTCGCGGGTGTAGTCGCGGAAGGCTTCCCAGACGAGAAAGCCGCCAGCGTGGGTGGTTTCGGTGAGCGTGGTCATGGTTGGTTATCCTTTGCGCTTGAAGGTTCGGGCGATCACATCACCCCACGGTTTGGCCTGAGGCGCGGGCCCCGGTTGCGGATGCGTGGCGGAGATGTCGGGGTCGGCCGCGGCGCGGGCGTCGATCAGCGCCTTGCGGACATCCTCGAGGCTGGTTTCCGCCTCGAGAAAGCCCGCCGCCATTTGCGGCTGCCCGGCGAGGCGGCAGAGATCGACGACGGTTTTGGCGTAGGCCATGGCTTCCGTGCGGATGGTTGCGGGATCAGGTTCCGGGCCGGCTTTGGATCCGACAGCAGGTTTCGGAGCCGGTTCCGGTTCGACCGTGACGGGGTCGGCCTTCGCCTTCATCGTCGCCACAATCGCTTCCGGCGTATTCCTGAACCCGCTCATATCAAACCGCGCGGCCATCTTGACCGGCGCGGCCAGGGTGTCGGCGAGCCCCATGTCGATCGCCTCGGACGCATCGAACCAGGTTTCCGCCGCCATCAGCCTGGCAATCTCGTCCTCCGCCTTGCCGGACTTGGCGGCATAACCCTTGATGAGCGAGGCCCCGACCTTGTCGAGTGCCTCCGCCATCGACCGCATATCGGCCGCCGTGCCCATCACCAGCCCGGACGGATCATGGATCATCAGAAAGGCGTTTTCCGGCATGATGATTTCATCGCCCGCCATGGCGATGTAGGAGGCGGCCGAGGCGGCAATGCCGTCGATGGTGACAGTGACATTGCCGGCATGGCGCCCGAGCGCGTTGTAGATCGCCACCGCATCGAACACCGAGCCGCCGGGGCTGTTGAGCCTGAGCGTCAAGGGAGCCGCATCCGGCAGCTTGCCGAGATCGGCCAGGAACGACTTGGCGCTGACGCCATAGGCGCCGATTTCGTCATAGATCGAGATTTCCGCGCCCTCATCGAGCGCGCAGATCGAATACCAGGTTTTCATGGATCACTTTCCCTTGTCTGGATCAGCCTGCATTTGCGGCGTGGCGCGCGGCCCCTGGGCCTCATTGGGGCTGGTGCTGTAATGGAGGCCCAGAGCCGCGGCCCGCGCCGCATCCGCCGCATTCTCGCGGTCGATTTCCTCGATGTCGTAGCCAGTGGCCTCGACCGCCTTGCGCCGTGACATCAGCCCCGCATTGATGCCCAGAAGCTGCGCCTGGATGTCTTTGAGTGGATCGACCCAGTCCCAGCGCGGCGGGATCCAGTGCACGGCCCGCGCCGCGCCCATGTCGGGCAATTCCAGCGCCCCGGCTAGCACCGCCGTCTCGAGCCAGCGCTGCCAGACCGGCCGGCAGAACTGATGCGCCATCACCCCGTGCTGCAACTGGCCGATCCGGCGGCGGAACTCGACGAGCTCGGCGCGCAAGGACGAGTAATTTGCCTGGCGCACATCGCCGGTGACCAGGTGATAGGGCAGGCCCAGCGAGGCGGAGATCGCCAGAAGCGTGCGGTACTGGAACGCCTCGTAGCCGCCGCCCACATCGGCGGGGCTGGAGAACTTGATGTCCTCGCCGGGCAGCAGCACCTGCAGGGTGCCGGGTTCCAGCGACGCGATGCCAATGCCGGTGCCCTCGTCCTCGATCTCGCCCATCAGGGTTTCTTCGGGGGCGTTTTTCGTCACAAAGCCCGCAAACATCGCCGCGGTCTTCTTTCGATCAAGCTCCGCATCGTCGTATTGATCGAGCAGGAACAGCCGCACCATGGCCGGCGCCACATGCGGCAGGCCCCGGATCTGACCCGCATCGATCGCGCGGTAGATATGCAGGACATCCTCAGCCGGCACCCGTGTCGTGGCCGGAATGACATCCCCACGGTCCGTGCTGTCGCCGGGATGACGGCGGCGGAAATGATAGGCAACGCGCCGCCCGATCCGGTCGAACTCGATCCCGCAGCGGATGCGGTTGCCGTTGGCGGCTGTTTCGGTTTTCTCGAAGGGGAGCATTTCCGATTGCAGAAGCTGCAGCTGCAGCGGCACCCGCAAGCCATCCTCCGCCCGGCGTGACCTGAGCCGGACGAAGCACTCGCCAGCCACGAACATCTCGCGGGCAATCATCGCCTGCAGACCGTAGAAATCCGTCAGCCCGTCGGCATCCGCTTGGTCGGTCCAGGCCAGCCACAGGCGTTGGACCTTGTCCCGCAAGTCCCCGTCCTCGATCAGCGACGATGGCTTGATCCCGTCGCCCACCAGATTGGCCGCGTAAGCCTCGCAGGCATTGGCCGCGTAGCCATTGGTCACCACCAGTTCGCGCGAGCGGGCCAGCAGGCGCGGACCGCCCGAGGCCACCAGCGCATTGATGTTCTCCAAGGGCGGGTTCCAGCCCCGCAAGCGGCGGCGTGCCATCGCCCCTTCAAGACGGGCGCGCATGGCGGAAAGGCCGCCGGATTTCTGGCGGCGAAGCATGTCAAACAGGCCCATTACAATCCCTTGGCCGTGGTCACGCGCACCTGGCGAATGACGCTGCGACCCTCGAGTGTGGCGATTTCCCGGTCGAGCACGTCGATGGCCCGGTCGATTTCCGCGAGGCTGCGGTATTCCACCGTTTTGCCGTCATAGCTGACCCGCGCCACGCCACTCGCGCGCGCGGCCGCGAGGGCGTCCCGGCGGGTTTGAAGCTCTGCAAGCGTGGCCATGTTTATCCCATGTAATTCGAGCGCACGGTTCGGCGCTGGCGCGCAGGTCTCGCTGGCCGTGACACCGTCGTCGCCGGTGCGACCTGTTCGGGCGGGGCGACCTGCCGCGCCAGTTCATCCCATTGCCTGTCCGACCAGCGATCTGCCCCGAGGATCCACGCGGCCGCACGGGCGTAGACACGGGCATCGAGCGCCTCGTTGCGTTCCCTGAGTTTCTGCCATTCGAGCTTGGCAAAGCCGCGCTTGTTCCTCACCGTCACCAGCTGCTCGGCGACGAGCTGCTTGAGCCACTCGCTGTCCACCCAGCCCGGCAGATGCATTGTGCCGGGCGGAAGTGTGGCGCCGGCCGCGATCTCCTCCGCCGTGGGCCGCTCCTGGCGAAGGAAGCGATAGGTTTCGGCCTTGAAGGTCGAGGTGGCCACCGTCCAGAGCCGCGCGCCCCGGCGAAGGCGTTTTCCGGCGATGGTGGCATCCACGTAAGTCGGGCCCGTCACCGGCGCCGACCGGTTGAACCCCTCGACGCCCTTCACCGGCGCCACCTGCGCGAAGCCAACCTGCCGCGCCCAGGCGTAGACGGCCGAGGTCTCGTAGCCCGTGTCGATGGCGAAGCGCGCGATGGTCATCGGCGCGCCGCTTGCATGGCTCCACGTCCGCCCCAGAAGCTCCGTGAGCCTTGCCCAGCACGCCGGATCGGCCGGGCCTCCCTCGATCACCACGTGATCGACGAGCCAGCTTTCCAGACCACGCCCCCAGGCCCAGACATCGACCTCGATGCGGTCCTTCTGCACGTCGGCGCCGGCGGTCAGGAACAGCCCCCGCTCCGGCACCGTGCCCGCGGGCCAGTCGTCCTTCAGCCCCTGGAGCCGCTGCCAGTCGGGCGCCTCGCCGGTCTCCACCCATGTCTCCCCGAGCGAGGTGTTGACGAAGGTCTTCATCGCCTCGTCCCCACCGGCGCGGGCTGAGAGAAAGGCCTTCACCATCGCCTCGAGCGGCACCCAGGGCGAGTAGATCTCGTTGAGATGGAAGCCGGCGATCCCGGCAAAGGGCCGGCGCGCCCGCCACTCGCCCCGGCCGACGGCCGCCCAGCGTGTCTGGTCGTCCCACCTGGCCGCGCAGTGGATGCACTCGTAGCGCGCCGTTTCGGGGCGGTGTTCACCCTGCTCGGACTTGTCCCATCTGACCTGAGGCCATGTGAGCACCTGGGCCTCGCCGCACTCCGGGCACGGCACCCAGTATTGCCGCTGGTCGCTTTCCTCATAGGCCGTCTCGATCCGGCTCGCGCCCCTGTTGGTGGGCGTCGAGACCAGCACGATCTTGCGGTTCCAGAAGGTGACCGTGCGCTTTTTCGCCAGGTTCACCGGATCGCCCTCGGCGCCCGCGCTGAACGGATAGCGATCCACCTCGTCACACAGCAAGAGCCGGATCGGCCGGCTCGCGAGCCCCGAGGGCGCGTTGGCGCCCACGATGGTCAGATGCCCGCCCGGAAAGCGCTTGTGCAGGATCTTGTTGTTGCCGTCGCGCGACTTCGGATCCGCAATCTTGTCCCGCAGGCACGGCGTGTCGCGCGCCATCGGCGTGAAGCGGTCCTTCGACCAGGTTTCCGCATCGCGCTCGGTCGGCATCACCACCATGATCGGCGCCGGATCCTGGTCGATGTGATAGCCGACCGCACAGAGCTGGGTTTCGGTCTTGCCCGTCTGGGCGGATGACATGACCACAACCGTCTCCACGGAGGCATCCGAGATCGCGTCCATGATCCCGCGCTGGTATTCGGCGCGGGAGGTGCGCCAGCGTCCGGGTTCGGCGCTCGCCTCCGAACTCAGCCGCCGGTTGGCATCGGCCCAGTCACTGATCGTCAACTCCGGCGGCGGGGTCAGCGCCTTCAGCGCCCGGGCCACCGTCCGGCGCAGCACCGCCGTCCCAGTCAGCCGCAGGGTCTTCGTCTCGCTCAGAGCGCACATCCGTCTCCGCCAGTTCCTCCAGCGCCTCGCGAAGCGCCCCGCGCAGAATGTCCCGCACCGCGCCGGGGCTCGCCGCGCCATGGACCCGCGGCGCCAGCCTGTCGGGCAATGCCAGAAGCCGCGTGCGCAACAGCGCCAGCACCGCGATCCAGGCGGCCTCTGCGTCTTCGGCGGCGATCACCGCGCCGCGCCTCTCCTCGGCTTCCATCTCGGCGAGATCCGCCCGCGCCCGGATGAAGCGCGCCCGCTCGGCGGCATAGTCCGGCGCGCCGGCCTGCGCCTTCGCCGCCTGGTCGCGCAGATACCGCACATAGCCGCGCACCGAACCGATCAGGTCGTATTGCCCGCGCGTGGCCTTGGGGATCACGCCCTCGCGGCTGAGCTGCTGCACCCGTCGCTCGGAGAGGTCCAGAAGCTTCGCGATCACCGCGATGGGCTGGCTGGGCGATGACACGCGATTGCTCCCCGCTCGATCATAAAGCCATGATATTGCTGCGATTATACTGGATAAGCGCCGCCCTCAGAGCGAAGTTCGATCCAACCAAACGACGCAAGCAAAGGAGCCAACCATGACCCTCGCCGAACGCTACAACACCGAAGCCCGCCGCCTGCTGCCGCACATGGCCGATGACCTCGCGGTTGACCCTGCCATCGAACGCGCCAGCGAGATCGACGAGATCGTCTTTCGCCGCGGCGAATTTCTCGGCGGCATGGCCTGCGCCATCCTCGCCATGATCGAGCGGACAAAGTGAGGAGAACACAAATGACCCGCCTCAACCCGCAAACCACGCCCCGCCATCAGCTTCGCGCCGAGAAGGCCCGGCGCAACCACGGAGCCGCACTCGCCGCCTTCATCGGAAAGAAGGCGGAGATCGACGCGATGCTCGCCCGCCTGCAAGCGCTCAGCGACGACCACTTCAACACCCATCCGGACGAGGTGAACTGGGGCCATGTCGGTACCCTCGAACACTACGCGAGCCTCCTGAAGCGCATCACCGAAAGCGCCTTCGGCGAGGGCGAACACGCCGAGTGATCTCCGGCCGAGCCGGAACTCCTGCCGCGCCCTGCGCGGCTCGGGGTCGTAGGAGGGTCGCGATGGTCGCGGCCCCGAAACCGGAGACCCCAGATGACCAAGCTTTCCGACACCCAGCTCGTGATCCTCAGCGCCGCCGCGCAGCGCGAGGACCGCAACGTCCTGCCGCTCCCCGGCTCCCTCCGCGGCGGCGCCGCCACCAAGGTGGTCGGCGCGCTGCTCTCCCGCGGGCTGATCGCCGAGACGACGACCGACAGCCGGACCAAGGCCGACGCCGCGCTCAATCGCATCTGGCGCAACGACGAGGATGGCCGCGCCATCCTCCTGCACATCACGGACGCGGGCCTTGCCGCCATCGGCGTCGAGCCGGAGAGCGGCGACAGCGCGCCCACGGGCGCCGACGAAGCACCGAGTGCCGAGTCCCCGCAGGACGCTCCCGCCGATGCCGACCGCGCACCCAAGGCGCGCACGCCGCGCGCAGGCACGAAGCAGGCCAAGCTGATCGAGATGCTCCGCACTGACGGCGGCGCCACCATCGACGAAATCGTGGCCGCGCTCCAGTGGAGGCCGCACACCGTACGCGGCGCCATGGCCGGCGCGCTGAAAAAGAGGCTCGAACTGACGATCACCTCCGAGAAGATCGAGGCGCGCGGACGGGTCTACCGTATCGCTGACGATTGAAACCACCTCCGATTCCAGTCCTGTTGCCGCCGTCCCTCGCCGGGGCGGCGGAGCTCATTTCGTCCCGCGCATACGCAGCGCCTCGAACAGCCACCGCAAGAGATAGCCGCGAACCAGCGAAACGCCGACGAAGGCGAGGCCGATGGTCAGATGCTCTGCCAGCCCAGTCTCGATCCCGAACCACGGGAACACGACGATCTGCGTGGCGATGGCCAGAACGTAACCTACGACGACGTTCGTTGCCGCCTCGACCAGCGACATGGTGTGGCTCTGTTTCATGCCACGTCCTCATCCGTCGGCCAGCAATTCAGCCGCCAAAGTTCGAAGCGCATGCGCGGCAACCAGCGCGACCACTCCGTTGCCACAGAGCCGAAGGCGGTCCACCCGGTGGGCCAACCCATCAGCGCCTCGACGAATGCTGGGTTCAGCGTCCGGCGCGGCTCGGAGGTATCGCTCCCAGCCGTCGGCGTCGCCAGGACCTGGCGGCCAAGCAGGCCGTTCACCGGGGTGTTCGCAAGGCTCGTCGCGCCGTCCTTGTGATCCCGAGCCGTCGGCGTCATCCACATCTGGCTGGCACTGGTCAGGTCCGCCGATTTGCGCTTGCCCGCGCTCGGCTTGTTGCCGTCGGTCGCCATCGGCGTTGGCCAGTCCCGAGCCATGCCGTCCAAGCCCTTCTCGTGTTTCCGAGTTCCGCCTCGGCTGCGGAAACTGTCGGTCTGCGGCGTCGGCCACATCGCGGCAGAGGTCGCCAGGTTCATCCCGTGCTTGCCCGCCGCTTGCGACGGCGTCGGCTTCGTCTGCCGGTTCTCGTTGGCGCTCGCCCGGGGTGTGGGCCAGAGCCGCAGCATCTCCGTCCGGTTCCCACCGCTCGAGCGGGTCCCGGAGCAGGCGCGCGGGGTCGGCCAGTTGGTCGTGCTCGCGGTGGGCGAGAATGAACAGCCGCTCGCGCTTGTGCGGCGCACCGACTTCCGCCGCCGTGAAGAGGCCCGCCGCAACGCGGTAGCCCATGCCGACCAGTCCTCCGGCGACTTCGGGAAATCCGAGGCGGAGATGATGGGCGACGTTTTCGAGGAAGACGAAGGGCGGTTCGACCTCTCCAATGATCCGCGCGACGTGGGGCCAGAGGTGCCGCGGGTCATCCGCGCCCCGGCGTTTGCCCGCGACGGAAAACGGCTGGCACGGATATCCCGCAGTGACGATGTCCACCGCGCCGCGCCAATCTCGGCCATCGAAGGTTCCAACGTCGTCCCAGACAGGCGCCGGATCCAGGGCCGCCTCTTCCATCCGGGCCACGAGGATGGCCGCGGCGTAGGTTTCCCGTTCGACATGGCCCACAGTACGATATTCGGGCAAGGCGATGGTGAGACCGAGGTCGATCCCGCCTGCGCCGGAGCAGAGCGAGAGGCCGAACAGGCACGCGTCGCCTGTTCCGTCAGGCAGGCCTGCGGAAGGTAAAGCCAGGTCATCCATCGCCTCAGGCTGCGGGCTTGGTCTCGGATTGGGCGCCATCGGCCTTGTCGCCCAGCCGCTCGGCCTTCACCTCGTCGAAAGACCGGCCATCATCATCCAGCACCGCCTGCCGCCCGGTGAAGCGTTGCCAGCGCTCCACGGCAACATCGACGTATGCCGGGTTCAGCTCGATCCCGATGCATACGCGGCCAGTGGTTTCCGCCGCGATCAGCGTGGTGCCGGAACCCATGAAGGGCTCGTAGATCGCCTGACCCGGGCTCGAGTTGTTCAGGATCGGCCGGCGCATGCATTCGACCGGCTTCTGCGTGCCATGCACCGTGTCGGCATCCTGGTCCTTGCCCGAGATCTGCCAGAGCGTCGTCTGCTTGCGGTCGCCGGTCCAGTGGCCCTTGCCGGCCTTCTTCACGGCATACCAGCAGGGTTCATGCTGCCAGTGATAATCGCCGCGGCTCAACACCAGGCGGTCCTTGGCCCAGACGATCTGCGCGCGGATCGCGAATCCTGCGGCCTCGAGGCTTTCGGCGACCGTGGCCGCGTGCAACGCCCCGTGCCAGACATAGGCCACGTCGCCCGGAAACAGCGCCCAGGCCTCGCGCCAGTCTGCCCGGTCATCGTTCATCACCTTGCCAGTGCGTCTGGTCTTCGCCGCGCCCGCCTGGTTGCGCCAGGCCGGGTCGTATTCGACGCCATAGGGAGGGTCGGTCACCATCAGCAGGGGTTTCACCCCATCCAGCACCGGCTCGACATCGGTGGCCACCGTGCTGTCGCCACAGAGCAGGCGATGGTTTCCCAGCACCCACAGATCTCCGGGGCGGCTGACCGGCTCCTCCGGTGTTTCCGGAATCTCGTCCTCGCCCTCCTGTGGACCAGCGCCTTCCCCGGCGAGCCCGTTCATCAACGCATCGAGTTCTTCCTCCGTAAAGCCCGTGAGCCCGAGGTCGAACTCGGCCTCCATGAGGTCGCCCAGTTCCAGCCCCAGCAACTCCTCGTCCCACTCGGCGTTCTGGGCCGAGCGGTTGTCCATGATGCGGAAGGCCCGGGCCTGGGCCTCGGTCAGCCCCTTGGCGACATGAACCGGCGCCGTCTCGAGCCCAAGCTGCCGCGCCGCCTCGAGCCGCGTATGCCCGGCCAGCACCACCATGTTCTCGTCCACGACGATGGGCTGGCGCCAGCCGAACTCCGCGATCGAGGCGGCGACCGCGGCCACGGCCTTGTCGTTGCGGCGCGGATTGCGCGCATAGGGAATGATCTGCCCGAGGGGCAGGTCGATCACGTCCATGGGGGGCTCCTGGTGAATGGGGCCGAAACGAAACGGGTTCTGTCCGAAATGAAGCGGGTCTGACCTATGAAACGAAATGGGGTCCGGCCCCCGTTTCGTTTCAGGCGGGGTGTTCTGGGCCGTCAGCCCCTTGTTTCATTGGGTTTTGTGGCAAAGCGAAACGAAACGGGTGTTTTCGGCGGCGTCACTGGGAAAGCCTCGCGCCAAGCCCGCCAGCATACGAAGGTGAACGAAAAGGAACCGTAAAATCAATGGCTTACGGG